TGAATCAATTAGAATCACAAATTACTAGAGTAGAAAGAATATTATTAGTATCTATGGGAGCAGTCATTACAGGTATGGGTGGTGTTATTTTAGTTCTTTTAGAAAAACTTTAGATCCACTCTTTTAAAGCGTCCCCTGTAATTTTAGTAGCTATGTTCATTTTATTACGAAGTGCTTTTACTATTTTTTCATCAATAGTTTTTTCAGCAATAATATCTATGTAAGTCATTTTTCTAGTTTGGCCTGCTCTATTAATTCTAGCTTCAGATTGAATTCTTTTCTCATAGTCATAACCATTAGCATAGTAAACCATAGTATTTGCACCTGTTAAAGTAATACCATAACCCCCTGTTTGAGGTGTACCAATTATAAATCTAACTTTACTATTAGGATCTTGAATTTGTTTAATAGCATTTTGTCTTTCTTCATTTGTTGTATCACCATAATAAGTTACATAAGAATCTTTACCAAAAGTTTTCTCAACAGCTTCAATAATAGAAGCAATATCATTTCTATAATGAGCCCAAATAACAGCTTTGTTTTCAACTTCTTCTAAAATTTCTATTAAAGTTGAAAGCCTATCATTTTTAATTTTTTTAATTGAACCATCATCAGCAGTAAAATGACCACAAGTAATTTGATGTAATCTCATTAGTTGAACCATAGCAGATTGTGTTGTCATCATTTTGCCATCAAGTTGTGCTAGTGCAACTTGCTTCATTTGATTATATATTTTTTGTTGTTCCGGTGTTAATTGAATAATTCTTTTTGTATAAGTATAATCAGGCAAATCTAAACAGTCTTCTTTTAAACAACGATAAGAAAAAGGTTCTAGTTTTTCAGATAACTCGGATAAATTTCTATAACCTGTAACAATTTGTACAGACCTTCCTCCAAAATTAGCTGTTTTCATAATAGCATATCTTGTTCTAAATGAATAATAAGAGGCATGATCTAATAAAAACTCATCTAAAAACTCACATTGTTTATATAAATCTAAAGGTGATTTAGTTACTGGTGAACCTGTAAGTATTCTTCTGTATTTAGCAGCCTTACCTAAAGCCACAATATTTTTAGTTCTTTTAGCATCNGGGTTTTTTATGGTAGTAGACTCGTCNATAGCCATTAATGTTTGATGAGTATTTAAAAAGCTAGAAGCAAAGTCCAAACCTTTTTTAGTAGAAAAAGCTTCTACATTCATAATTAATATATTTAATTTGTGGGTAGATTCGAATAAAGTTTTAAGTTTTAAATTTTGTTTTTGATTAATATTAGCTTTCCAAAGGACTATATTTTTTTCAATATGTTCTACCATATGAATAGGCAATTCAGAGTCATACCAGTTTTGATACACTCCTTTTGGTGCTACAATTAAAGCCCCATTAATTTTTCCTTTATCATAGAGCATAGATATGTTGTCTATCAACACTTTTGACTTACCTGTACCCATCTCCATAAAATAAGCATATACTTCTTTATTCCATGATTTTTCTAACGCAGTTATTTGATGCGCATAGGGCTTTGTTTTAAACTTATAATTCATAATATTGGTCTTTATCTTTCTAGTTATTTTATATATAAACAAATAGAATATGTCAATGAAAGAAAACTTAGATTACAAAAATATTAAAAACCACGAACCTACTGTATATTTAATACAAGAGCTACCAGGTACTCAATCAGGTCGTCCTAAATTTAATATTATGGGAGTTCAAAAATATGGCAAAATTAAGGTTTGTTTACCTGAATTTTCACAAATGGTGTTATCTCCCGGTCCTTTAATTTTTAAATTAAGAAAACTTTTAGGAAATTACACACCTAAAGATTATTTATTATTAACAGGAGATCCTGCAATTATTGGAGTGGCGTGCTCAATTGTCGCAGATAGAACAAACGGTAGATTTAATTTATTAAAGTGGGATAAACAAGAAAAAACATACTATCCTGTTGAAATTAACCTATATGAAAAAGGAGCTATTGAAGATTGACATTGATAAAATAATTGTTTACAAGAAATCAGAAAGTTAAAAATAAACAAGGAGCAGAAAACATGAACAAAATAAACTTTGAGCAAGATAAGTCAGAGTCAATACAACAAACTAATGATGTTAAATCATTATCCGACCAAGTTCTTAAACTTCGTAATCTAGAAGATCAGGTTAAAGAAGCAGAGGACAATTTAAAAAAATTAAAACAAGAGGCAGATGTAATTTCATCGGAAGTCATTCCAACAATGATGATTGAAATGAATGTCTCTACCTTAAAATTAGCAGACGGATCCGCTGTAGAAGTGAAACCCGTCTACGGTGCTTCAATTCCTATTGCAAAAAAGGAAGAAGCATTTAACTGGCTTCGTAACAACGGCTTGGGTGATCTTATTAAAAATGAGGTTACTGTTTCCTTTGGTCGTAACGAAGATAACAAGGCAGCAGAATATGCTGGCCTTGCACAAGGTCAAGGGTATCAACCAGTCCAGAAGTTAAAGGTTGAACCAATGACACTTAAAGCATTAGTCCGTGAGCGTCTCGAAGCTGGACAAGAGATGCCTACGGATTTATTTAACGTGTTCGCAGGAAGCCGAACAAAAATCACTAGAACATAGGAGGAATAATCATGAGTAGTGAAAAAAGAACAAAGAACCAAGGAACATCGGATATAGCAAACAAAGCTACAGCTGGTGCATTATCTGTAAATCTGTTTGAAGCAGATGCAGATAAGGGATTAGGTAATATAGGTCACGATGATCTTGCATTACCTTTTCTTAAGATACTAGGACAATTGTCTCCTGAAGTTAATAAAAGAGACGGTAAGTACATTGAAGGTGCAGAACCTGGAATGATTTACAACTCTGTAACAGGAGAATTGTTTAATGGTGAAAAAGGAATCCAAGTTATTCCTTGTCATTACAAGTTAGAGTATATTGAATGGCAAGATAGAGGCGAAGGTTCAGGAGCTCCTGTAGCTATCCATACTTCATCAAGCGACATCTTAACTAAGACTAAAAGAGATGCTTCTTATAAAGATAGATTACCAAACGGTAACTATGTAGAAAAGACGGCAAGTCACTTTGTAATAGTTAATTCAGAAACTCCATCAACTGCTTTGATTTCAATGAAATCAACACAATTAAAGATAAGCAGAAAATGGAATAGTATGGTGTCTAGTATAAAAATGAAGGGTAAAAATGGTCTTTTTACTCCGGCATCTTATAGCCACATTTATCAATTAAGAACTGTTCAACAGTCTAATGATAAAGGTACATGGTTTGGATGGGAAATTAGTAAAGTCGGTGCAGTTGAAGATGCTGCCCTTTACCAACAAGGTAAAAGTTTTTCTGAAAGCGTTTCAAAAGGAGACGTTGAGGTTAAGCACGGCGAAGCTAGTAAACCGGGAAATAAAACAGGAACACACTTCTAGTTTTTTAACATCGGTATGGGCGAAAAAAATCGCCCATACTATTTAATTTATGGAAGATATATTTATAAAAGCTTTTACAGGCTTAGAAAGAAATTTTGGTGTAGCCGATCTATCTCGAACAACTATAGATCCCTCTACAGGAAAAGCAAAACCCGTATATAAATGGGTTCACAGACCAATTAAAAAAAGTGATTACTTAGATCATTTAAATGGATCTACTTCTATAGGTATACAACCTTGTGATGATCAAGGTATGGCAAGATTCGGTGCTATTGATATTGACGACAAACAACATAGTTACAAAGATTTTCCTTTTAAAATTTATTTAGATATTATTCAAAAATATAAAATGCCTTTAGTCCCCATAAAGTCTAAAAGTGGTGGTTTACATTTATATGTATTTTTAAAAGAACCTATTAAAGCTGCAACGATAAGAAATTTTTTAGAAAAATTATTGTTTGCTTTAAAACTTCCTACCAACATTGAAATTTACCCTAAACAAACAGAACTTGGTAAGGACGCTGATGGTAACTATATTGACGGACAGTTTATAAATGTTCCTTACTATAACAAAACAGAAAGAACAGCTTTTAATTATGATGGAACTCAATTTACTTTTGATCAATTTTCTGAAGTTATTAAAGTAAACACATATACAGCAGATGAATTAGAAGAGTTTGGTATTACCCATATGAAGGAAATATTAAGTGGTGGAAGTGAAGAGTTTTCTGATGGTCCTCCTTGTCTAGGTATTTTAACAAAAGAAAAATTAAGTGATGGCCGAGATAGATTTTTATACAACTATGCAGTGTTTGCCAAAAAGAAATATCCTGACAATTGGGAAGACATGGTTAAAGCAGCACCAGGTAAATATTTTCAAACAAATGCTCAAGGGATATTAGATTGGACAGAAGAAAAAACCAAAAAGAAATTAATATCTTGGAAACGAGAGATGAAAGGACATACTTGTAATGAAGATCCTATACAACCTGTTTGTGTAAAAGCAGAATGTAAAAATAGAAGATTCGGATATTTATCAGATAAAAGAAAAGTATTTCCACCATTGACAGGATTACAAAAAATAAATTACCCAGAACCAGAGTATACTTTTAATGTTACTGTTGGGGAAAGCACAAAAGAAGTTAGAGCAAAAACTATAAAGCAAATTATTATTCAAGATGAACTTAGAGCTATTATTGGTAACTCAGCAGGAATTGTTCCTCCAAAAGTAAAACAAGATTCTTTTCAAGATATATTAGATGGTTTGTTTCCACCTAAATTAATCACGCCCCCACCAAAAGGAACTACACCCAATGAATTATTAGAAGAGTATTTAATTCTTTATCTTAAAGGACCTAAAGCAGAGAACTATGCATCATTTAAAAGTGGTGCAACTTTAATAGATGGGGATGAAGCTTTTTTTACTTATAGTAATTTTTATAATGCTCTTAAAAATAAAGAATGGAAAGAAAAAAGAGATAGAACTGCAGAAATGATGCAGACATTATTTAAGGCAGTGTTTGGTATTAAAAAAAGATTTCCCAAAAAAGAAGGTGATGAGGAGAATAAATATCCCGCAGTATCAGTAGTAAAAATTCCTATTGAGTCTAGAGATTTAAGTATGACTAAAGGTGAAATCATACCTACTAGATCTAAAGAGGAAATATTTTAATGATTACAAAAATATTTGGTCCTCCCGGTACAGGTAAAACAACAACTCTATTAAATTATGTTAAGGACTATATTTTAAATAAAAAAATAAATCCTAAAAAGATTGGGTATTTTGCTTTTACAAAGAAAGCAGCAAAAGAAGCTAAAGATAGACTATTAGAAGATAAAGAAGTATCCCATTTATTGAGCAAAGATGATTTAATAAACTTTAGAACATTACATTCTTTCGCTTTTCAAACTATTAGTATGAGTGAAGATAGGGTAATGCAACCAGAACATTATGAACAAATAGGTAAGGATTTAAATTTAAGAGTTACAGACAGTGGTGATGAAAGTGGTTATTTAAATTTTAACAGTGATTATTTTAAACTTATAAATAAGGCTAGAGTAAAACATATTTCCGTAGAAGAAGAATTTAATACTAATGAATGGAGTAGGGAAATAGATTATGAAACATTAGGTCATATCTTTATGAACTATAATCATTTTAAAAAAAATAATACCTTATATGATTTCAACGATATGATTGAGTTATTTGTAAAAATGAAAGATAAATGTGAGGAACTAGAAGTTATTTTTATTGATGAAGCCCAAGATTTATCTCCTATTCAATGGAATATGTTTGATGTTTTAAAAACAAAATGTAAGCATCTTTATTTAGCAGGGGATGACGACCAAGCAATTTTCGCTTGGGCAGGAGCTGATGTAAAAAGATTTTTAAATGAACCCGCAAAAGAAATAATACTAGACCAATCAGAAAGAGTCCCTTTATCTGTTCAAAATATTTCTAATGTAATATTAAGTAGAATTAAAGTAAGGAAACAAAAAAACTATTTAGCTAAAAAAGGAAATAAAGGAAAGGTAGAGTATATTTTTAATACAGATAACTTAGATTTAACTAAAGACAAATGGTTAATACTAACAAGAACTACTTATCGTAGAGATAAAATATGTAAACAGCTTAGGGAAATAAGTATGTTTTATAAAACAAAATATGGAAAAAGTTATGATGCTAAATTATATAAATGTATATTAAAATGGGGAGAACTTATAAAAGGCAATAACATAAGTATATCTGATTGTAAGGATATATTTGATTATTTATCTGCAAATTTTCCTGAAAATAAATTAAAAAACAAATTAGAAGTAAACATGGAAGACATTGGTTATTCTAAAAAAGATATATGGTATCAAGTTTTCGTTAACGCAGATCAAGAAGAATGTTTTTACATCAGAACAATGTTAGGTAACAAAGAAAAATTATCTGAGGAACCCAGGATAGAAGTATCTACCATTCACGGAGCGAAAGGTGGAGAAGAAGATAATGTTATTTTGGTTTTAGATAATACCAAAAGGATAAGAGACTCAGTAGAGTTAAATCAAGATAAAGAAGATGAAGAACATAGAGTTTGGTATGTAGGAGCAACTAGATCCAAACATAATCTTTACATCTTAAAACCCGCAAAAGAAAGGTATGGTTATCAATTATGACAAGTAAAGATATATTTAAAGGAGTTTTCCCACAGGATAAACAGATAGGGGGAAAACATTACAAAAGTTTTCACATTCAACCGTATGAATTTATTTCAAAAAATAATCTTTCGTTTTTTCAAGGGAACGTTGTAAAATATGTATGTAGATATCTTACAAAAAATGGTATAGAAGATCTAGAAAAGATAATACATTATTGTGAATTAGAAATTAAAAAGTTAAATGATATGAAAGTTAAGAAGTGAGAGTACCTTTATTTACAGCGCAAACTGAA